TTTAATCTGTACAATTGCATGTTTCATATCGTGACATTTCGGATACTTGCTCTTCCGTAAACTCCATCTGTTCTATTTGAGATAAAGTAGCGGATATGTTCCACCTGCTGCCGGTTATCTCTTCCATTCGTTTAAACCACGCCATCTTATTGGGCTCGTAAACGAACTGCTCTTGTAACTCTTTTTCTGTTTTATTAAAGCATCCTGCACAATTAGAATACACAGGAAAATCATAACTTGATAGATGTGTAAAGTAGTGTCTAATAGTGAATTGGTCTATATTATCTTTCCTTAGTGGGAAATGGCTTTCCCGCCACTCTATTATTTCATGATTCTGATACCTTAACCCAAAGTTTTTTGTGCTTTTTATGAAGTCGTATTCGTCAGTTGCTTTTCGGGTTTTTTCATCTGACCTATACCCGATGTTCATCGAGATAAAATCATCTTCACTCTCCATTAAGTTTAGGTAGCAATACCAAAATATAGGATCAAGTTTCATTAATTGAGTGCAAAATCGCTTTCTTCTATTAGGAAGATAATTACCATTTGCGTTGCTATCCCTGATTAACTGCTCAAAAGTTTTCCCTGTAACCCAAATTATTTCTTTGCCTAAATCCTGCTCTAATTGTCTTAGAACATAAAGTGTCTTATCACTTTCCGCAGTTGCTATAAATGGTTTTTCGATTTTATCTTCTACGTAACGTATAATACTTTTATCAGAGGGTGCACATAATGGGTCTTCAATCCTTACAAGCGAAAATATATTATAATCAGTCGGATAATTTAGTGCCATGTAAGAACTAGTTCTGCCTCCTGATACTGATGTTACGGTTTTCATATCCTCTCTTTCAAATTAAGCGTTGCGGGGGTTACTTCTTGATCTGATCCTGAATGATACCAGAAGCGAAGTCTAAAGTTGCCGAAGCTAATGGGAGCATTAAGCCTCTACGTACCAGAACCTCAATTGTATTCGACCTGGAAGGCCTTTGTTCAGACTCCATAAGAGTATCAATATCTTTGAGCACATCAGCGTCAATAGATATATTTATTTTTTCTCTTGCCATATTATATCTCTCCTATTTGTTCATGTATAGATGCTATAGCTGACTCGTAACGCTCTAAAAACTCTTTGATAGTAATTTCATCAGGCTGATTGCCTAACTCGCTCTTAACGGCTGTATTAAGGGCGTTCTTTATTTGACTAAAATACCCCAGTGCAGTCTCTGTAGCTTTCTCTAATTTAGAAGTCCCATGCCTAAGAAGTGCGTATTGACTGCCATCGGCATCTATTGAATATTTTGTTTCTGAAATTGTGAAATTGATTCTCATATTTATTTATTTGGTTTAATACAATCCGGTATTGTGCTTAGCATATCAAAGCCCATTTCTATTGCAGCATCGTAAAATTTACCGTATCTGATAGTATGTGCTCTTTTATCTCCAGTAGAAACAAACCGGTAAGACCAGTCTTCAAAATCATATTTATCCTGGATTTCTTTAGCCTTATTGTAAAGATTTGTTAAAATTTGTTGATCTACTGGTTTCATAACATGTTTGCTTTTGATATACAATAGTACTACTTTATTTTAACATAGCATACTTTATTTCACAAACACGTATTTAACGCAATTTCGCCTTCCTAGCCTCTTTTATCTGTTCGTGGATTTTCATGCTTGCTTAGAGTTGTGATAGTTAATAAATGATACGGCCATGCTAATCGATTCGCCTATTGAAGTAGATGCGCCGAACGCTGAAAGTGAGAATACTGAGAAAGGATATGTTTTATTCGCAAAGTCATTTATTCGCTCCAACGCTGGTTTTAAATTATCCCAACGCTCATAGTGAGGTAGATTATCTACGCAGTATGGATCTTCGCAGCGAGTGCATGGTTTAACTCCCAGGAATTTAGCGATTATGGTGAATTGCTCTTTGTGTGTTTCTCGGGTCGGGGTTGGTTCGTGGATTTTCATGTTATTTTCCTGCGTACTCTGCGTACTGTGTTTTATATGATTTATAGACGTTGTTAATTGGTTTTTCAAGATCTATTCCTGATCCTGCTAAACCTCTGAAATTTTGCTCTACTAAATTTACGCATGTTTCAAAGTCAATTCCAACCGCATTACAATACCCTGCCAGCTTAACCAGGAAACAATGTTTTGCTCCATCGACAAAAACCTCTTTCTCCTGCGTTTTCTTTATAGCCCTGGCGAAACGTTCTTCAGTAGTTGATTCATAATTGTTGTTCCTAATCACGGAAATCTCTGTAGGTTTATGCACATAAGTAAATTTTTCAGCATAAGGATTTATATAAGCATTATCATCATAGCTATATCCTCGCAAAGATGCGACATTAGCAGGTGCGGTATCACACCGTATGCCGTAGTACTTAAAAATATCAATCAGTGCCTTAAGGTGCAATTTGTGTTTATCTGGATATGCAATTGGTATCAACCCCCAAACTCCAGTACCACTTGCAGAATATCCGCAATAAGCGATATATGGCAGATTTCCAATTTCTGCTGGTAAATGTTCAAATCCATCAATATGCTTATTGCCTTTATAATCAATATCAAATTGAATAAGACCGGAATGCTTAACCAATCCTGCTTCATTCCGGTATGTAAATACTCCGCTTGGTGTAATAGCCGGTAGTTTTGCTTTTTCCTTATCTCGATCCTCTTTTGTATCTAGCAAACGGATCACATCAATTGATTCTTTGAATTTTCTGGAATGGACAAAAGATTCAATATTTATCGTGATCGGATGCGGATCAAAATAGCTTTTGTAGTATGATACTTCGGTGTCTAATACTGATTTTTTCATAATGTGCGTTTTTGGCCTGTTTCACTACTTTAATTGTCCCTTATATATAGGGACATTAAAGTGATTAAAGTGATACATCTAACCACTTTAATTAAAGTACTTTAAAGTGATTTAAAGTGCTTGGTATAAAAAGGGTATTTACTCTGCCCTTCAACCTTCGTAATTAACTCATTATTAATGTAATACGTAATAAATTCAACTGCCTTGTTATCCCCGAATTTTATCCCAAGTCGCATAAAGTAGTCCTTAACTTGGCTTTGCAGGTTTTTATATGTTATTTGTGCCTCTATTTTAAAAATCGCATCAAGTATTTCATCATGAATAGCAGGCTGAATGTCAACCGGAGTTAGTGCTTTTTTACCTTCTCGCTTCCCGGTTATTTTACTTTCGGATATTTGAGGTATGCCAAATTCATCAATAGTAAACCCAAATTCTTCAAATGCTCTGTTCCGGCAATACTCAGCTTTAACGATCATGAAATCTTCCTGATCATCTTTGCCAATGGATATAACACTCTCAGACTTATTAGTAAGCTCAGTACCTACGTGACCCCTGGCGTTATTATCTGACTTATTCGTGTGTAATACTACAGCGATATGGATATTAAGTTCTTCAGACCACTTCATTAGCTTACTAACAATCATAGAGGACTGTTCTTCGTCATTAATAGATGTGATCAGGTCTCGAATACCGTCAATAACAGCGAACCCTACATTATCAGTATTATATAATGCATACTCTATCATTTCAAGGCGTTCCGCTGGAGAGTATTTCCGCAATCCGAATGCAGTCATATTCATAGGTTCTGAAAGGTCTGCGAGTTTTGCAATCCTTTTTACAACCCTTTGAACATGGTAACGGCTCTGCTCAGTATCAAAGTGTAATACTGTTTTCTGATCCTGCGGGAGAGATATTTTTATTTTATCCTGTAGCCAATCGCAGGTTTCTGCTGCTGCAAGTGCCATGCTGATAGCAAATGTTTTACCCTGCTTTGCTTTACCTATCCATAGGCTTATGTTACCAAGAGTTCCGATCTCCGAAGATAATTCCCCCTCTTTTATTTCAAAGCATATAGGAGGCTTATCAATAAATTCAGTTGCAGTTACAATAGACTGATTTAACTTCTCTTGCAAAGAAGATAATTTTATGACCGTATCAGGAACAACGGAAGGATCTATGTTTAATATGGTTGCCTCCATTAGTCTATATCCTCATATATTTTCTTCTCGAAGCATACGCATTGCTTTAATGCGTAACGCTCTTTGTAATCAATCGTTATAGTCATACAAACTTTATGAGGGCACGTTATCAAATGCAACCAAGACTTAAATTTAATCCACATATTTAACATTTGTTAAAAATAAATAGCCAAAAAATCAAATGGAAACTTTTTCAAGTAACTCATTTATTTTGTTTCTTACTGATTCTGGCATGGTTGCCGTACCGTTAAGCATCATAGAAAAATGGGCATGACCTACGCCACACTTATCAGCAATAAAATTTTGCTTTAATCCTGATTCCTTTATCTTTTCTTTTAGTTTTTCCACTCAGCTAATTTAACTAAAATTAAATTAATTACTCATTATTTCATCAATAATATTTTTACCATGATCTACGGAATTAATCTCGTAAAATTTACCACCTTGTTTGCAAATACATTCAATGAATAATAATTGTGCTTCAGACAGGGTATCATTTCCTATTTTCACATCAAGAATATAAAGAATATTTTTCCAATAGAATGCAAGGTCCAACACGCCTTTTACAACTCCAATCCTCTTTCGTTCTGAAAGCCTTTTTAATGTTTCTGCCTGAGTTTCTTTAGCATGTGGAGTATATTCGTTAGGAGTATGCCACATGCACATACGGGTTTCAGGATATTTATTCCAGGCATAATTAAATACCTCCTGCTGAATACGGTCGTGACTATACGAGTTTGACGTTTGCATAAAATATTTGTTCTGCTTTTTGCAATAATAATTGTTCCTGCGTAAAATGCCAACCCGTTTTATATCCCATACATGATGCAAATTCTTTAAGGCAGGATTTACCTCTTAGTGGGTCTTCAATTTTATCTGTAGGCTTTACAGCCCATTTATAAACTTCAATTTCTTGTTGCCTCTTTGATTTAACAACTCTTAGTGCAAAATGTAATTTTTTTTTCAATTTAGCATACAATGCTAGTTCTTCAATAGATAGTTCTCCGATTCTTTTTCCGATAAGATTATTGTAACGTGCAGTAATATCATGCTTAATTCCTTCAGCAAGTTCTCTTTCATTTTCCGGCTGTTCTTTGTTGCAGTATTCACAAACCCTTGACATAAGCGAAATTATGCTATCGCAATAATTACAATGTTTTGTTTGATATGTCCCTATTGCATCTGATGGTTTTCTTTTTGGAATAGAGTTCCACAAATTTTTCCAGTCCCGATCAAACCAATAAAGGCCATGCCTTGATGCGTTTTGACCGTAGTCATAAACTACAAATTTGTCTTTTATTCCAGGTATTGGCCTATTCCCCCGAAATAATGTTTGTAAATACAATGACATTGAACCGAATGCTCTGAATAAAAACAAGTGGTCCACTTCTGGGAAATCAAAACCGGTGGTGTAAGATGAAACAGATACCAATACGTTAATGCCGGACTGCATATTTCTGAATAATGCAAGTTGTGTGAGTTCGTCCGTTCTCATAGAATGACCAATTGCACATTTAATACCAGCAGATTGCAACATTTTATATGTTTTCTCTGCATGATTAATACTGCTGCAGAAAACCATAGCCTTTTTAAAGTTCGCATTTATAACATCCTGTTCTAATCCTGCGAATAAAGATTGCTTAGAAAACCATTCATCTTGACTAGCCTCGGTAAACTCAATACCTTTTTTAACAAGGCTTTCCAACATACCTTCCTTAATGCGTTCAATATGCTGATAGGTGCAAAGGTATTTTTCAGGATGTTGAATAAACCAATCAATCTGCTCTGTAATAACGATGTCTTTGTAATAAATTGGAAGGTGTTTTGCCTCCCTGTAGTTAGGCGTGGCTGTAAAACCGATTGTTATTCTATTGGTTATAGCATCGAGAAGTGTATTAAAAGTGCCAGAATGCGCTTCGTCAATAATGAATAAAGGAGGTATTTTTAATGAGTTTATTTGCTCAATTATTGCAGGCCGTTTCTTTAAGGTCTGAGCCATGCAAACATAAATTTTACCATTAAAGATTGGTAAATTTTGGGGAGTATCGGGATTTATACCTATACTTCCGTTAGCTTCAGCAATATTTTGATCATAAACCTTTTTACGGTCTGTAACAATAAAAACTGCTCTTCCTTTTACACTTGCTTTAACAGCAATTGAAACAAATGTTTTTGTTTTCCCGGTGCCTCCTGGGGATTGTCCAATAATGTGTTTGTTTTTAACAATGGATATTCCTAAGTCTCTTTCAAAATTATCTTGATATTCTCTTAAAGTAAAATTCATCCGAAATATTCTTTAATAGCTGTGCAAATGTCCTCGATCTTGAAAGCAGAAAGAGGACGTTTTAAAAAGATGGCGAGAATTATTCTGTGCCTTAGGTGAGGATTCATATTTCTTCCCACCTTTCTAAAAACAATTGCTTTCTGACCTGCTCAGCATTTGTGGTAAAATCAGGCTTGCCAGGACGATTTGTATAAACTCCTTTATGGCTATCTCCGTTAATATGCATAATAAATTCCTGTCCTGTGCAATCCCTGTATTTAGTCTGCGATACGGTCAGTATTTTACGCTGTGCCATACTGCTTTTTTATCTTTGTGGTTTCCTTTTGGCTTCCTTGATTCCATAATCTCAGTTATTTTTTCAGCCCTTACAAGTGCCGGAGAATTTTTATCTGGATTAGCGGTAAACATTTCCATAAGATCACCAATCTCTGGTTTTGCTGTATCAACAAATTGGACATTTCGGTTTTTATTATCTATGATCTGAAGCATTGGATATCCCTTATATGCTCTGAAATTTATAGTACTCATATTTTCGATTTTAAAGTAATTGTTATAAATTCTTCTTCTTTGTATTTTAAACCAAGAGACAAAAAGAGCTTATCTTTATTGCCTCCGATTATTTGATTGCAGTAGGCGCAATCCTTTTTTGTGCAAGTAAATAATTTGCGCGAGATTGGTTCTTTATAGGTTTTTGCTTCTGAAGTGGTTCTTTTAAACCTTTTAGTTATATGATAAGAAACCCCCGCGATTGTAATACCGTACCTCTTAGATAAATCAAACAATGTTTGATCAGGAGATTTATTATAATCCCTGATCAAACTGTCTTTATCTTCTCTAGATAAATATCTCATTTAGAACGGCAAATCATCATCATCCGGCAATTCGCTTGCGGTTGCTTCATCAAGCTGTTCCGGCTCTTTACGTTCCGACTTCTTAGCATTCCCGACATAAACCTTCCCCTCGGCTTTTTGCATTTCCTGAGTAGAATTTAATTGAATGCTTACAGTATTCCCGAATTTATCCGGCTCTTCATTGATCCAAATATTCACATTCGCAAATATTTTATCTTCTTTGCCAGCTTTAACGAAAGCTGAATGAGGCAATTTCGCCTGTTTGATCATATCTGACAAGCAGATTGATCCGTAGTACAATTGGAAATTTGACATAGTTTTTATATTTATTTGATTTGTAAATTCTGTTTAGTAATTACCGATATTCCTTTAATTTTTTTACCTGCTTTTATATCGGTTTTCAAAGCGGTTTTATCAGGAGTTAAAACAAGTTTTTTGCTCAGGTATTTTGAGGGCACTACCGCATCATCCTGTATGATCAGTTGTTCCGACTTTCTCAATGACAATGTTAGGTTGTTTTTAGTAACCTTTTCAATATTCATTGAAATCATGGCTTCGGTAATACGGGTTTTTAATTGTGCTTCCAGCGCATTTTTCGCTTTTAAAATACCCTGCAAACGTTCAATTTCGTTCTGGATAATTACAGATTCATCATTAATATGCTTCATTAAATACCCGTAGCTTACCGCCTTATCCTCAAATTGTTCCTGAGTAAGCCCCAATCTCTGATCAATTTCCGGTGTGATCTCCCCCTCATTGTTCTCAATCTCCTGCATTAATTGTAAATGCTCCGATTGAATATGATAAATTGATTTATTTTCCATCGGAAGCAGGTGTTAGTTTTACCTTCATTTTATCCTTCAGATCATTATGAGTAATTTTTTCTTCAGGATTAAGAAAGGTAAAAATTGCCTGAAGATCAATAAGATTTTTTGCACCTTTCAATTCTTTGACCACATCCCTAACTATAGGTGCAATTCCACTCTCACACCATGCCAATATTTGTTTCCCTGTTTCTACAGTTACGACAAAATCAGGAAGATCCTGGAATAATCCGGTGTTATCCTTCGACGCTTTTGCATTATGGTTAATATCCAATTGCAAATTGACAGTTAACTCATACTCAAAATCATCCCTTGTAACCTCTTTTAGTCCGCCTTTTTCAATAACCATTTTACCGTTCTGATCTTTAGACATTTCATACTCTGTTTTGCGGCGAACGGTTGTAATGATATGGCATTTAGAAGATAACAGACTATCAATGAATTTTTGATGCCTCGGAGTTACTGTAGACCAATTGGTAAATGAATTACCTGTCATGGCTCCATGAATTTCTAATACACCCCCTTTGCCAGACCACTCATGCGTAATGCTATCAACAATAATAACCTCTGCTCCTGCATCTTCACACATCTTAATTGCTTTGATGTAACTTTCAGGGGAATATGGAGCTTCTAAACGCAAGTAATTGAACTCTCCAATATTGAAACGCTGATCATTTGCGTACAATTCACCGCGACCGTTTTCACTATCAATAAGATAGATTTTGTCCCAATCATTGGTCATACCATAAGCGATAAGTAAGGAAGAGATTGTTTTACCCCCTCCCGATACTGCTGACAATCCCAGGCGAATCTTCGCCTTCTGTCTGGTTGCTTTTCTTAATTCCATTTTACTAATTATTTTAAAATAAAGAAGCCAACTCAATCGGGAGCTTCTGACTTCTCCTCCTTAAACCGGCTTCAATTTCTTTTAATTCCCTATGATGTCAGAAGGGGAATAACAATATACTAATCTACCGAAAGTTTACGACACTTCCAAACTTTTAGGGGGTTAAAAGGTCGGAGTTTTCGTGAATGTTCCCGATGATTTCAATGTGGCAACCGGTTGAATCATAAAAATGATTTATATCCGTTGGCATTAAATTGCCTTCATAAGTCCCACAAAATCCCCCTTCAATAAATTCTATTTTAAATACAGATGGATTCCAATCTTTTGCCTTTACTAAATCATTTTCGTAAATCTCTACGCCGTTATTATCCTTTAGCCCGGTAAATTGTCCCACTGTTTCGGGATTTACTGTTACGAATTTATAATGCGATAGGTTATTGCCTACTTCTCCTATTGTTTGTTCATTAAGAAGGTTTCCATACTTCCACTCACCTTTTTCGGTTAGTCCTCGAAATTTTATATCCCTACCCATTTTTAGCCTCCTTTAGTTTTTTCGAAGCCATTTCAATAATTACTCCGGCCGGCAATTTAAGCAGCTTCATTCTGTGATTTTTTCTTGCCTCAGCTAATGCATGTTTCTTCATCGCATCGCCGGTGTAGACAATTTTAGGTCGCTCCATTCCAAACGGGTAGCGAACGACAGTCCCACACTCATATACGGTTGTGGCGACTGATAGTCGGGTTGTTGGTTGTGTGGTCATGATGATTGAAGTTGTGATCTAATAGATGATACATTAATCATAACGGATGTATTAGTACTCAATTCTGGTAATAAAACAAACGCTTCTGGAAACTCTCTTTCTACATTTTTGTAAGTTCTGAGTGCGAACAAAGTGCTTTCGATCTCAATATTTAACTGCCTATATTTTTGCGACATTGTTTCTTTTTTCGCAATTAGTTTTGATACCCTGTTGGCTTGCTCTTTATTCAGAACCACATTGGCGTTTTTTGAGTAAGGCAATTCCGAGATTATATTATGATACGAGAAGTTTAACCCTTCACCTAAAGGCCGGAACGAACTTGATTTGTTAAAATAATCAGGGTGAGCCTTAAAGCAATCTTTGATTTGCTCTGGTAGAGACTCATATTGATAATCAAAAAGTAATTTTGATAACTCTTCTTTGACCATATTGATCGCCAAAAGTTTCTTTTCTGTTAGTTTTAAAGCCGTTCTTTCAGCTAAATCTTTTGTAATTCTGCTCATAGTTTTAAGTGTTTATTGTTCTTCTAAATTTAACCCCTCAGTTGCTTTCATGATGCGGGATTGGGTGAGTGGGTCGGTTGAGTTGGTGGGTGTACCGAGTGATTTATTGATAGCATAACCGCTGAGACTTAGTTTTGCAAAAAGTTTTCTTTCCTTATCAATTGATTTCGCATGGATGAAATAATCGTCAATGGATTTTTTTAAGTCAATCAAAGCCTCTAACAATTCCGGCCCTGATAACATTACATTCATTGTAGCCAATTCTCTTTCATCCGGCTTCCTGTCCCACAGCCAAAATGTTGCGAATGATTCAACTCCATTTTGTACGGCGTCAATATTTTGTCCTATTGCATTACTGGCATTTACTTGAATGCTTCCCAATGTATATGGCCCTTTGTATCCTTTAAACTTTTCCATTCATTTGTTCTTTAAGTTTATCTAATTCCATAGCAATGTCCATCCTAAGCAGGACTGCCGCCTCGTTTCTTATCTCTTGTAACAATTCAAGTTCCCGTTTTAATGCCGGGAATATTGATGTTGCGCTAATGTGGGTATCCAGGTTATCCATGAATCGTTTAGCGGCTTTGGTGTCTATTTTGGTGGTCATGAGTATTTGTTTAATGCGTCTAAAATTGTATCTACCTCAATTTGGCTTAGTTTTTCGGTATTGATATTCCTTATAATTTCCCTAAGCTTTCTTCTAGAGTTTTGCAATAAATATTCTGCCTTTAATTCTTCTGTTTCAAGGTAAGCCCAACCACCGCCAATTACATTCAGCATTTTACCTGTTATAGCCTTATTAAATCTAGTTGTACCAGATACAGCCTGCTTTGGAGTTACTTTATTGATTACATACCTCCTTAAGCCACTCCATGTACTTCTATCGTATATTACGTCTCCTATTTCTAATTCTGTTTTCATCTTCGTTAAATTGGGGGTTAAATTTCACAAGTACCGTGACATTTTTCACAAACCTCATCAATCAAATCTGGTTTGTCGCAATCGCATTCTTCATGATGCAATCCGCAATCTATGCAGTATTGAGTTTGTCCAATGCCTTTACATTCAGGGCAAGTTGTATCGCCCACATTTTCGCTACGGCCATACAGGTTTTCGTAGGCTTGTTCGGCTGAGTATGAATCGTTGTTATACATGGTTATAACCCCTCCTGTGAATAGTTGCCAATTTCTGCCATAACTTTACGAGCGTGACTTGTTAGTATTTTACTATCACATATCCCTTGTAACTGAAACACAAAAGGAGAATCCCATGTATTTATAAAGTCTGCTAAATGATTGAAAAATTCAGCCTGTTCCGAATCATCCATTTTCTGAAATAGATACGCAACCTCTTTTGGGTTCATTTCTATATCTATTGTCAATTGCTTTTTTATAGTTTTCATCTTATAACGTTCCAATAAAGTAAATAATTCCTTTGATAATCATTAGTGCTACCGGAGACGATGCAACGATCATCTGAGGGAGGGTGAGGGTGATTTGGGGGAGGGCCATAAGAGAATAATTATAAGTTAGTAAATACATTTTCTATTGTTCCGTACACTCTGCCCTCTAAAACGCATTGTCCATTCTCTAGGGATAAATACCTTTTGTTGACTACAAATAGATCTTTTGTACCTATAAGTATTTCATCTGAAACATTTGGGAGGATATCAGAATGGAATACCTTGATAACATTCTGCCTTTCGATAAGTGTTATAGTCATTTTCTTTCCTTTTAACAGCTAGGTGTTTTTGGTTGCTGTGGTGTGATACAATAGTAAGGTATATACTTTATATACGCAAGAAATATTTTAAAATAATTTGCTAATAAATTTTAATTGCCTGATAATCAATGAAATTAATTTAATTAAAATAATTAAGTTGCATATTAATTATATACTTTATACATTTGGATATGAAGAAACAAGATAAGATTATAAGCCTTGATCCGGAAGATCTGAATAAGCTTAATATACAAGCCGCTCATAAAGGCAAAAAGTTAAAGCCTTATATAGAGGAATATTTAACTAAGCTGGCCCAGAAGCCTATTGTTATTAATCAAAAACAATCGTAACCCCGTAAGTTAGCGGCATTTAAAATTGATATGGAGAAGAAACTATACTACGAATTAACAGATGATTACGAAATGAACGTAACATCTGATCTGAAATCCTGTATGGATATAATAGAAAGCCACATGAGCGAGTATAATAACATGCTTAACCAAAACATATTCCACTTAGAACCTAAATGGTTAACTGATCAGGAATATTTAGATTTAGGAGAATCTGATGATTATTAACATGCGTAACCTCTCCCTAAACATCCTTGCCGTTCTGATGTTGAGCGGGTGTGAACCAGATACTGTAAAGACTAAATATACAGGCGAATACATAAACGGGTCACAAGTTCGAATAATTGAATTTGAAGGCTGTGAATACGTAAAATTCGGAGGTGGAGATGTGGCGTGGGGATCGCACAAAGGAAACTGTAAAAACCATAAGAAATGAAAAAGAAAGTAATATCTAACAAAAACCTACCTACAAAAACGCCACTCCATGCAACATTGACGGTAATATTGGCAATAAAAGTATTTGAAATACCCAGTTTCTGGATCGGAGTTTTGGCAGTCCTGTTCGTCTGTATGTGGATAGGATGGATTGTTGAAGTTATTAAGCGTGAAGAGATAGAAATATTAGACAAGCCATGAAAATAAAAATATTCGGCTTAATGGTATTATTAGTAGTCATTGGCATGACCATACTACCGTTTGTTTGCCACGCCCAAATAGCCCCCGCCATATCCATCGAACACCAAATGTCTAATGGAGTACAGCAGACGAGCGTAGGCGCGGGCATAGAGAATTGGAAATATGACATGGTAACAGTCCAAGCCTTTAAAAACGGATTTGCAATAAACGCCATACTCCAAGCAACGCCCTTATGGATGGTAGAAGTGCAAAATATGTCTGTCAAGCGAGGATTTGGCAGAAACAGTACAATTGCCTTGCTCGGAGGAATACGCTTCCACAACCTACGTATTAGAGCCGGAGCGGTACTCGGTCAATACGATAAGAAAAAGGATATGGATGAGGGGATTAATTTTGTTGTGAAAGTTTCAGCAGGAATTAAATTCTGGAAATTAAATTAATAATATGAAATACATAATCGTAATCGCCTGTTTGCTGTGTAGCACCGCAATGGCTCAGAACAAGCCCTTAGAGTTTAAGGCAGGAAAATTAAATCAGACTTACAGCCCAATCATTATGTCAGGGTTGTTTAATCAGAAAGTTATTGACACTGTTTATGCGACTGAGAACAATACTGCTGTAAGAACTATTCAAAAGGTTTATACGCTTTCAGACAGTACAAAGTATACTGAAAAATACAAAGCTGAGTGGAACGATAAAAAGCAATATTGGGATTTTAAATCTGTAAATGTTGTGCGTGGTCAAGATTATTCAGGTATCGGATCATTTAGAATTTGGAATAATTATAATAATAATATTATGCCCGCTACAGGAGGTGGAATTATCGTCAAATGAAACTACCAAACCTAACCCCCATCATCGCATTTATTACCGGACTTCTGTTTAAGAAAGACCGGACGGCAGACAGAAGGAAGATAATCCGCTTAATTGAGTGGATAAAGAAAATTGTTGAATCGGACACCACGCAGATAATTATTAATATCGCTCGTGTGCTTAAGTTGGATCAGAAGTTTCTTGATTTCGTTAAGAAGCATTTACCTGGGGTTTTAACAAAAACACTTGGACTTTCAAATGAATCAGTAATTACAAACATAGCTATCAAGCAAGCAATTTTAACATTGCGAAATATGCCTAAATCGGTACGTATACCATACTGGGAAGTTATGGCTGGTGAATTATACCAGAACGTAACGGGCATGCCTAAATATCAATCCTTGCAAGCTATGACGGAAATGAAAACCGAATACGATCTAATGAAACAGGGAGGGTTGTTGTCGTGAAAACGGAATTTCTAACACTTGACCAGAAAGTGGTTTTGCGGGACGCTCTACTGAGTGGGGATGATCCCAAGCAATACGCAAAGGATGTATTTAATGAGATTGACAGACTTGAAAATATAATCAAATCTTACGAATTGGCTATGGATCAGGTTAAGTACACAATTGACAGTACCGTTCAAAGCAAACCTAAATGGTAATGCCCTACTTCGCCCTCATAACCGTTCTACTTACATGCCTAGTTTTAATCTACGTGTGTAAGTTTTTATTCAAACTTTTTGTTAAATTTAATAATGCACCACCACACGAGAAAGTAACGGTATTGATTTGCCTTTTGCTGGTTGCGAGTGCGTGGTTAACGAGTTGAGATTATGAAACGCTCTAAAACGGATGGCAAATTTTTGCACCATTGCCGGAAACTTTATAAGAACTTAACGCCTGAGCAAATTAAGCAAGGGTATAGATTTACTATATACTTAATCATTATATCATAATGGAACAAAACCCTGAATACGTAGAACAAGCAATATGGATACTTTGCTTGGCTATACTTTGCTTATATGCCGGATGGGAGTTATTAAAATCACTTTATCCCGAGGAATGATTTAATCTTCTCGAAGTAAATAGTCGAAAACACAAAGACTATCAACATGGTTGATAGCCAAAGCATAGCTGATTGAAATTCTGTCATTTCTTAGCTTCCCTTAACGCATTCTTTTCAATAACGATCTTTCCTTTATCCAGGAAGTTTTTACCCAAATAGGCGGCACCCGATGCGATACCTGTTTTAGCTAATGCGCGCCAATCGAATGTAACCGGCTCATAATCTAGGAAAGCCATAAGCAATTCGTAAAGCTGCAAAGCTACCGGGGCCAGAGCCGCCATTAATAAACCTAACCATAAATCACGGTTGCTTAAAGAAAATTGATTTGACGAGGCTTTAACAGCCACATCAATGCCGCCTTTTAGTTCTAATTTTTCCATAATATTTTAAGTTGCTATTTCAAAATGCATCCCATAAATAGGCTTGCTATGTTTAATTGACCATGACACCGAGCCACCGCCTAATTTTAATTCTCTTTGCGCTTCCGATTGAGATCCGTATATGATTCCAGTCTCGGTACATCTTACCGACTTACTACGGTTATGGTCTTTGCCGGTTTTACCCTTAAAGAGATTTGCAATAAATTTCTTTTGGTTTGGAGATGGTGGTCTTACTTTATTGGTTTGTGAAATTATTGATTTAGTTCTATCGCTCATTGGTCTGCCACTAGAACCCTCTCCACCGTTTGTAAAGTTGACTAAGCATCCGGTCTTTAAATCAATCCTACCAAGTTTATTTATCCAAAATATCTCCCTTTCAATTGCCTCGGATTCAGATAAACCTTGCTCTATAACTTCAATGGTATAACCATGTTTATTTACGATGTTGTTCCAGTGAAAACTTCTACACCGCTTCACAAAACATCTTCGATCTTTACCTTTCCCTACGTAGAAAACATCGCCATTATCGGCTTTTTTATGAAAATAGATATAGTAAACACCCATACCTAAAGATACGAAATTAAGATGCGATTTCGAAATGCATGAAATCCATATTTTTCTCTCTACCTAAGCTGATAAATCCATTCAGGTAAAATATATCAATCATTGCCTTATATTCAGGCCTTGCAAACCTGGCAGTCTTTGACGTTTCATGTAGCAAGTTTCTATCCGGGTCCAGATCGATAGCTGTGCCCCATGAATGCTTTGATAATGTAGTGGTGCTACCTCGCATCAATCGATAGTTAAAGCAGCCGCCATAGACGTTTATTTGAAGTCGTTTTATTTCTTCGATACCGTAATGGCAAAGAATATCGGACAATGCTTTCTTTAGTCTATCCGCTATTAACTTATGACATTGTATTTTTTTTACAGTTGACTTTCGATCCCATGCAACTATCATAGGGAACGGTAGTTCAATAGTTGTCAAATACCCATTCCCGGTTGGGTTCGGGATGCCATATTTAGCGTTTAGTTGTGCGGTTGTAAGCATAATCTAAGGTAACGTTTTTGATTCAAATAAATCCCATAGCCTTTTATAGTCGTAAATAATGTACAGAATGCAACTCCAAAAGGTAGGCTGTGCGTATTGGATAAATGGATTTCGCGTGAATATATCCTCTTTGATGAATTGACCAACATTAGCTAATGCGATGCCGACAATAGCGGCCCTGAATACATAATATACTAAATACCTTTCATGCTGCCATAGCCATTTAAACCCCGATCCATCATTTTTTAACAGCCAATCTTTAACAGACCCGGTTAATGTATGCTTGCTTTCTGAGATCATTGCGGATATAAAAAACTGCACCCCAAGCATAAGCACCATAGACCCAACGTATAGCAAGTATGATATAGTAGTTTCAGTCATTATTTTTAGGTTTTAGGATGTCATTTAGACCGCCCGTGAGTTTATATAACCACGCCCTTACGGTTAACTCTCCTGTCTCTGCCTCAATACTAACAATTGTAATGCTAAAATAGCTAACTCCTGCGATAATTAATTCGATCGGGAATTTAGATCCTGAATAAACCCATCCCCAGTATGCAAAAACGCAGAACGGAACGGTAACTAATAGCTGCGTGATCACATTCCTTTTATTTAAAAGTTTCTTTTTATAGAGTGACCCAAATCTAGCAACAATTCCTAAAAGCATCGGTATGCATAGGATTAAATATGTTCTGGTTAATTCAGGGTCAATAGTGATGCCAACAATGGGGATAATGGTCATGTATAAAGTGTTTCGGAAAGCCTCAGACCATCCTGCCATAGACAACTTTATGAAACACTCCATATAGGTAAATGCGAAAAACCAAGAGGCTAACATAAGATAGTGATTCATGATCCAAAGTATAATTGTCATTGTCTTTTTCTATCAAAGTAACGAAAATTTACTAATTAATAAGTAAACAAGTGACAAACACCCATATTGTATATATCAAATTCGTTAATCTCTATCTATAAAGCCGTATTTGCGCCCGTTTTTTATGAATAGGATAACGAACAATAAAGTAATAACAGAGAGAACAAGCATCCTCCATCTACCTTGTTCAACCCATATTAAAGAATCATTAAGCATGTACAAAATGCCCCTAGCAATAATGTATATGGCAATAATTCCTATCAAGCACTTCTGATACCAATGAACCGCCTTGTATGCAAGCCACATGAATACAGGCATAAATATGCTCTCTGTCCCGAAATACCATAAAGCAAACTCATTATAGTATAAAAGTTTTAACGCCGGACTATACCATAAGTATAACCCGGCGTTGGTCAGATAAATAATCGTGGCTAGTATATATCTCAAGGTGCTGGTGGATGCGTTCCCGGATCAGGCTCTTTTTCATCATCGCCACCCATAATAACAGGCGGTTGATCTGGTTTATCCTTTAAGGTTTTCCAGATTGCAATAATCTTCGGCATATTCTCAAATAGCCACGGAAGGACTTTTTTAAGGATGAACCGAAAAGTTTTACCCTTTGGTTTCACCTCGGAAATAACTTGCTTTTGAAATTCTTGTTGTTTACTTAGCATGGTTTATTTATTTAGTTTCTAATGCTTCAATCCTTGCCTTTAGTTGTTCAATTATTGCCTGTTGCTCCTGCATTGCCTTTACTAATGGTGCAGTGATTTGAGAATAGTTAATGCTTTCTCTAATTAGTTTTTTATTACTATCGTATGCAAAACCAACTAATCTTTCGTCTGGAAAATCCTCAGCTATAAATCCAACCTGTGCGGTATTGTCATTTTTTGTATCATACTTAACCGGTTTTAATGACAATATAAAATCTAAGCCTATATCAATAGGCTTGATATTTTTCTTGTAACGAATAGATGAGGTATTTTTTATAATAAACCCACTAGCGTCTACTACTAGACCAGTCCCCGTACCACTATTTAAAAATGGAAATTTAATCTGTCCGTCATGATCAAAAGAACCAACCTGAGCGTTACTATTACCTCTTATACTTAAAGAAACCTGAGCGCCTGATCCGTACCCGCCAACTGTAGTTATTCCGGTAGCTGTTAACGTGGAACTTAGGCTTAAACTCGTTCCCGTTGCCACTCCTATATTTGGCGTTACAAGGGTTGGGGAGGTGGCGAAAACAGCCGATCCAGAGCCGGTTTCATCTGTTAATGATGTCGATAGCTGTGCGCTTGTCATTGACCCTGTAGCTGTCCCGTAAAAAGTACCTTGAGGTGTGCTGGATGCCGAACCCGTATTTGCGACTGTAAATACGGTAGAAGATGCCGAGTTTATCCCTCTATAAATCGGGCCAGATGCGTTTAAGTTCTGCGCCGAAACAGTTGGGTTTGTAGCATTAGTGTTTCTAAATCCACCGGCAGAACCCGTCCCTGTATTCTCTCCGCTCACTCCTGCAAAGCCACCAGACGAATTACCGGATACGCCCCCCGAACTACCAGACCCATTGCCCTCTATTGCAGGTAACCCATTATTTGTAGTTACTCTTATATTATCATTGGCAGTTGTAGGGCTTACAATTGTACCTGTGCGTGTCATGGGGGATGTTACAGCACCTACAGCCGTAGTCACAAACGCCGTTGTTGCTAATTGCGTAGTATTTGTTCCTGCTGTAGCTGTTGGAGCGGTTGGCGTGCCGGTGAAAGCTGGACTTGATAGTAATGCAAGAGTACCTGTAGCATCAGGTAAAGTATACGCCCTATCTGCTGTCAGTGAAGAGCTTGAAATAGACGCATAAATATTTTGGTCATTTTTAAACCCTATGGCAGAATTGCCCCCTGTTATATTTATGCTATTTAAAGGTGCAATAGGTATAACAGGGATGCCACCAGATACAGGGAAAGGAATGTTTATATAACTCTCTCCTGCGACACCAAGAAATTTAATGGCATTTAAAAACTCCTTATCACCCCCTATTTGTTGTGTTGATGCAGTTAGGCCCCCGTCATGCGTCGCATCAGCCGGCTGCAAAGTAATCACATTCGCCGTAACACTCGCCCCGTTTGCGTTTGGCGTTGATCCGAAGGCTGTGAAGGATACGGGGGTCACTATAGGCAAATCCGCATAAGTAGCCAGCCTAACAGCATTAGCACCCTGCAAATACTGAATAAATGTGCTTGATGCATTACGCTGTATCACACCGTTAACCCATTGAGCGTTCGCGGTAAAAGGCAGTAGGAGTGCCAGCCAGATAAATAGTTTTTTAATTACCATATTCTTCCATTTAATCCAATCAAATTAATATTCCCAAGAGTAAAAAGAGCCGTCAACAGTTTGCCATCAACATCTTTTGTAACCTCTGGCAGAGGGTCTGCAGCATACCAAGCGCCGCCTGTAAATTGTTGATCAAAATTCCCTCTTATTATCCCATTTTCATGTATAGCCGGAAAATCATTTTCAATATCCGGCAATTCTATTGTGCCTGCGACTAAATCCACAACAACCCCTGTAATTCCCATCCCGTCAAAAGGAATAAAACCGCCTCCTCCTATAGTTGCCTTAGAAACCCATGAAGCGCCCTCTTTTCTCCACTCAATTGTACCGTTTGGGGTGTTCTGATAATACCTGTCTCCATCCTGACCATTCAAATCATCCGGTACACCTGTACCATCATCTATATCCTCCTGGTTAATGCGTTCCATATAGGGCATTATCGTTTCGGCAAGGTCTGTACCTATATTGCCAACATCGACAGGATCTATACTATCGGGAGTGTCTTTAGTAGTTACGGTTGCAAGTACCGTTGCTACGTATGCTAATAAATCGTCTACAACTCCCATGCTACTAAATTAAGAAAATTCTTGTGTAAATTCATCTGTAAAAATTCCTGCCCCGCTCTGGTTGTTATTGTTAGGGTTCTGGTCGATAGTCGCCTGCAATTGTTCTTTAACTTGAAACTGACTTACATAATGCGGGGTTGTTAAGTCATTTGTGACAATGTTCTTATTAAGTATCTCCATTAACCTTACACCTGTAGCCTCACGGGATTTGATATCGTATGTGCCAGAAATAACAATAAACTTCTTTTCAATAAAAGCAGGATCAGACGGAACATCTATTTTATAGACATCGTTTGCCGATAAATTCGTTCCGTAAAGTCCGGTATCTAAAAACCTGTACGGTGCTTGATGAGATTTTAGCATACCCCTCGCTATTGCTAAAGTCAGTGGCACCGGCGATTTACTCATACCATACTCATACCACCCCTTAGAATAAGAACCATCGTTTGTATAGATTGCAAACATATTATTCTCAATCGTTGGCGGGGGAACACGATCCGGCCGCCTTTTCTGGAATGACAAATCGTAATCCCCAAATATGATTTCTATAGGATCGGGCCTGTTTGTATAAAATCCGGTTTGATCCGCTACTGATACACTCCCGTCAATACCGCCTTTGTTTAAAGCTGAGTTTTTGCCTATGCTTAAATCATCTATCCATATTACAGGGTTTTCATTTGTGAATCCTTCCTTTAGGTTTTCAAATCCGAATATCTGAATGTTTAAGTTCCCGTTTACCGGGATGTCAGGCAAAGATATTTCATAATAAATAGGATTAGCGCTATCCGATATAAATAAAGTACAAGTCGCTAATGTATCTACCCATTCGTATTGATCTGGGTTGTTGTCTGGATCGTTATACAAGAATTTGCCACCTACCGTAAACCTTACTTTTAAGGCGTGTAGTTGACGTTTAGGTTGCGGCCCTACTCTTACACCAAAAGTTAATTTATCCCCTTTATATACAGGGTTTGGCGTTGCCTGGTAGTATTTCCCCGGGTCGGCTTTCTTGTTAAATTGCGCTGCGTAGTTTTCTAATCCTATCGGTGCGCCGCCAGATCCTTTTGCGGTTCTCTGAATACGTGTCACATCGACACCCCCAACATTTAACCAGAAAGGGAACGCTGTGCCTGTCCACATTTCAAAATCACCGTTAAATATAATTGCAGGGATATCACCATATTTTAGCAAAACTTCTACCCTTTTGTATGCGTTGCCGATACTAATTTGAGGTCTGCCACCTGTTAATACTACGTCTTTAGTTCTGTCCCCTGCGATCCTAGTAGGAACCACGTTCTCACCGCGAACAAATGCAGCGCCTTTATCAAACACTCGGCTTCTAATTACCTCGTTCGGCAATTCGTTTATTCTTATGAAATACCACTTCCCCTTTTCCTGTCTAAAAACAGCATAGAAGTTTTTGCATAGTTCGGATATAACTCTGTAACAATCATAGATATTGCCCTGCCCGTCCGACATCCGTAACGGATTAACTTTAGACTGTGCCAATGGTTCATCGTTAACACCTGTTAGCATGTTTTGCTCATACAGATTATTTACCGTGACAATATCTAAATCTAAATTTGTCATGTAACAAGCGTAGGAAAGCACATCTAAAAGCCGTTGCCTTAAATTGCTTTTGGTCGACACCGGCATAGGGAAAGTAATATTTTGAAGCGCCCCTAATCCATCGTTTGAACGTATTGATATAAGGTAATTAACCCCATCGAAATCTTCCTGGCAACTATCGGGGGTTAAGTATCCCTTAAATATTAAACCTCCGTCAACTAATACCTCTACAAGAAATTCCCTTTCGTCAAATGAATAGAACTCCGCCAGCGTAAAATTAGGATTTGCAATGAACGTAAATACAGCCTCTGTTATCTGAATGCCGTACTCATCCATTGTTGGCTCGCGTTTCGTTATTTGGACAGGAGAACGACCAGCCGCAGGTATCGCTAATGGTGTTCCTACAAATCCTCTGCGATAGAAATTTATTTGCATTGGCTGCGCTGTAACCTCTACGCAATCAGCGTGGGTTCGGTACAACCCATAGGTGCCAGTACCAAAAGGTGTTACAGGTATGCCAGTTGTCGGCGCGGGTGTATCATCATACCCGCATGCGGTAGAATTAACATCTACCTCTACCTCAGCGTAAGGCGAGCAATCCAAAGCATATACCCGGTAATGAGTAAAAGTGTTCCTGTTGCAAAAATCGGTTATAAGAGGTTTACCTGTGCTGTCTTTAGTGAATTTTCTGCGATTGTCTTTGCGGTAAGATGATACGCAATCGTTCATTGTTTCTTCGCCCGGAACACCTGAGTTGGTAATTATCCCGTTCTCATCAACTAGCACGCGCTTGTATCTCCAAGAGGCAAGAACGCCAGACGGCTTTCCCTTAAACTCATCTATTACCCACGCTGGCATTACCTTACTCCGGCTCTCCTAAGCCTGTCAGATCTTCGCTGTATAATTGTTACGAATTGGTCGTTATCAAACATATTTACTACCTCGAAATTTGCGCCAGCGTTACCGTACCCTCCTATTCTGTGATTAGGTATAACATCCGACCCTGACGGTAAATTTACTACCTCAGGGCCACGTTCACCAACTAAAGCTAACCCACCTGAGAAATTATTAACCCCGGTTGCGAATCCTGGTATTCTTCTGCCTCGTCCGGTGGATGATCCGCTAGAGTTATCTGAATCGCTACCTATTTTAGATCCAAACCCGCTAACTGCGGCACCTGCTGCAACAAGGGCGGCACCTGCTGCAATTGCGGCAAACGGATTCCCTAATTTTAAAGCTGCCTTTAACCCTAGTGATGCTACCCCTGTGGCGATCGTTAGTTTACCGAATTGAACTAGAATGCCTCCTACTGTAGATAATACAGAATTACCAAACGCTTCAACTACATTTTCACCCTTTCCTAATGCCTCGCCTAAACTCCCCGCTAAGTCTGATACTCCGTTTTCTACACCCTGATTAAGTATCCGAGTTATCCCCTCAGAGTAAGAATTCATTTTTTCTAATGAATCCCTGAATGCCTGATCTCTCGCCTCTAACCCTGTAGATAGCTTTTCAGTATCTGATACAGCATCGTTAAACTCTTTTATTGCGTCTGACTGTTTTTGCAATTCAGATGATACCGAATTTGATATTTTCAATAATTCAAGGCTCCCGGCAAATGCCAGTCCTTGCTTTTGATATTCAAGAAGTCTTTTCTGATATTCTAACTCTGCTTTTTGAGCCTTAGTTAACCCTGTCTTTTTTGCCGGATCGTCTTTCTCGCCAACCTTTCCGGTTAACTTAGCGCCTTTTTCAAGCTCTTTGTTTATTTCTTTTTCAAGCTTTAGATCATTGGTGCTAAGATTAAGGTTTTCCTTCTCGTAGGTAACAATTTTGGACTGCAGTCCTAAATAAACAGATGACTGTTTTACTTGCTCGGAAACCGCAGCGTTATTTTTAAGTATCTGTTCTTCGCTAAGTCTTAGCCCCTTTTGAGCATCTGTATAGCTAGCGTTTAATGACCTTTGATTCTTCTCGCTTCTTGCAACTTCTGCAGCTACAAATTGCTCGCCTGTTATTCTTAGTTGGAGTATTTTTAATTCATTCTCTTGCCTTTTGATTGCGTTTCCGGCTATCTGCTCAGAGAACGCCCTTGCCTTTGCTGTAGCAATGATTGACTGAGTTAAACTATCGTACGCATCCCTTGTTTTTTTGGTTGCCGTTTCTTCGAATTTAAGATTGCCAAAATACCCAGGATACAGATTTTGCAATTGATCGTATGCACTTTTACGTTCCTGTAAGGAATTGGTATTATCGGTATATTGCTTATAAAGAAGCCTCAGCGTTGTAACTTCCTCCGCAGAACCTTGAAGTCCTCGTAGTCTGGCCCCGGAAATATTACCTAATGATTTAGCATATTCCTCTCCTGACTTAGTGAGGTTATCAACTGCGGTCTTATTCTCTTTTAATCCCCTAGTCCATGCAGATGTACCAACCTGAGCAAAAGTAATCGCAGAAACAACAGCAGAGAATACCAACCCTAACGCACCGGCAGCCGGTAATAATTGAGTAATATTGTTTTGGATACCGATAAACCCGAAAGGCAAATCTTGTACTACTCTTGAAAGAGCGGTATAGTCACGTCCGGATTTGGCGGCTTGCATGGCAGATGCAGCCAATGCTCGGGATGCTCCTGTGGAAGCTGTATTAATTTTATTAAAAGACCCGGCAACGGATGAAGCGGTTTTTTCTGCCTTATCGGCAACATGGTCTAAAGCTTTGTCGGCCTGACCTCCAACCCCTAAAGCTCTTTGAAGTCCGGCAACATTGCCACCTACTGAAACCTCAAAATTGTTAGCCATTCTTTAAAGCATCTAATGCTGATTGTTTATATTCTTCGTCAAAAACGAATGTTGATTTATCACCCGGCAGACTAAAGAAATCTTCTGCTTTTTTCTTGTCTGTATCCGGGTTTATTGAAGTGGCGTTTATCCAGTAAATTAACTCCCTTGTTCTGCGCCACTCATCATTCTCTCTGCCTAAGTATCCGTTAACGCAAAAAACAAACTCTTTCCAAGTAAGATCGTAAAACTCAAAAGGCTTTAGTCCTATCTTAAAAGATAATTCATAAGCGTCATTTACGGTTACTTTTTTTTTATCTGCCCTTCGCTTTCTGTTTCTTCCTCAGGCGCTTTCTCTACTAAACCAATGGATTCGATCATTGCAGTACGGAAAGACTGAAAAAACTCACCAGAGAATCCCCCGGTAATGTCTATCCAATCGTAAATGTCTCCACGAACGAAATCAGGCTTTTGGCCTAACCTATCGAAGTGGTAAACACCTGAGTGGAACATAAAGGATACAACAGATTTAATTTCGTTAACCGGGTCGAAAAGCTGAGTAATATCAGATGGATCGATACCCATATCAGAAAGCATTTCCAATATGGCATAACTGCCTAACCGAAACTCTCTTTTTTTGCCGTCTACTTCAAACTCGAAAGTCTTACGCATGTGGATCGACTGTAGTGAACCCCCCGTTAACTGCAAAAGTCGCATCAAACTGCGCAACGTCAGCATCGTTATAAGTCTCGTTTAACGAAGCAGTACGAGCATTGAAGTACTGAGTTACGAAATTAGCATCTGCAGACCTGCTGTAGATTTTATAATCGTAAGCCAAATCAGAATCCCAATCCGTACGTAAATCAGCTATGCCAAGCTCACCTGATGCCGGAGCAAACTGAGTAACACCCGAAATAGCTAATTCGATGGTCTTACGGCCTCCCAAACTTTCAGAATATCCGTCAGTACATTTAGAGCTTGCATCAATAGTATCTTTGGTGCGATTAATAGAGGTATCACGTAAGCAAACAAGTACTTTGTATGCTGGTGTTCCTGAGGAAACCCATTTAGCAATGAGGATATCCGTTCCGTTCTTTTTTGCCATTTTATTTAATGTTTATTAAGTGTCTAAATCTAATCAATTTTCTGATAATAGTTTCATTCGGAGTTTCAAAATTTGTATCTGTTGTTGATTCTTCATCCCCGCCTAAACATTCAAAGTCTGCCCCCAAATCTAAATCTACCCCGTTGTTTATAATTACGCTAACCTGGTTTAATATATCATCCGATACATCGTTATTCCCTGTAAATGGGTCAAACTTAGTTACAATGTCAACTAATTGCGTATGCTCCCGTAATTTACGACATTTATCCCTTTCTTGCCTCCCAGTTTGAGAGGATAGTATAATGTAAAAATTAGCGTTGGTATCCGGCAAAGTAGTGTTGAAAACAGGTATAGCAGACCCGTTAACAATTACATTTCCGTTTAGCCTGCTAAAATACGCCTCTCTTAATTGCCTTGAAGGATTCTTCATTTAACAGTTTTTACCAATTGTTCAATTTCGCGTATTAATACGACCTTTGCTTTTAAATACCCGGGGTATAAAAACGGCTGTGGCCTAATCCCTTTTTTTAGTATTGACATTGCAATCAAGAACGCTACACGCCTATCCTCTGCCCCTTCGTCTACGCCTCGCCTAGATGCTCGTCTTTGCGTTTTAATGCTATATACACCGGTTATTCCTTTTGCCTTAACCCAATCAATTATTGATTCAAGCATTTCATCAAAGTTACCGCCTCCTTTACCCTTAAACTTCGAAGCTAACTCTTGAAATTCTCCTGGCACCTGAACCTTTGCCCCTGTGCCAAACTCAACAAATGGAGCATATAATTCATTCGCTCCTATAATGCCCTCTACAACCCCCCATCTCCCTTTCGCTTGCTTTACTTCAAAGAATATAGATTGCCTTAGTTTACCCATATTAACAGGCGCTAAATCTACCGCTCCTCCATGCCCTTCAACGACGGCGGTTTGCACCGCTTTTGTCACACCCTTGTTAGTCTTAGCCTCTAAATCCCTTAACGCTCTCCTAACGGCAGCTAACCCCTTGACAGCGCTAGCCATTTTGCACTGATGCGTAAAATGTTACATCTGCAGAACTTGTTTCCGGGTCGTTGCTGTCGCCTATTTGGTGAATCGTGTATCTATCGCCGCCCATAACAATATAATCCGATATAGATGGAGTAAATGAACCCCTACGCCTTATTGTAAACCTACAAAACGTATTCAAAACTAACTCACCCGCTTCATTTGACCTTCCCGAACTCAACGCATCCGGTTTTTTAAAGTTAGCCCATGTTTCGATTTCCATAACAGGAACACCGGCAACGTTTGCGCCCGATGCGCTCTGCGTTGTAGGCTTACGCCAAAATTGGATCTTCCTGTTATACTTCCCCGCATCCATTGAGCAAATCGTTTACCGTAACTATTCCTAATAATTGACCGTCAACTGTAACATACATAAGGACTGTTTCAGGATCTGCCATATTTATTAATTCTGGCATATCTTCAATCATGTGCCACCATGCAGTTTTTATAACAGACGGCTTTAAAACCATGTAAATTCTTTGTAAGGCGCAATATGGTCTATTACATCCTGAGCCTCAACGATTGCTTTATCTGCCAGCCCCCGATTGTTATACTTGTAATGTAAACACAACAAAGCCGCATCAATCAAAGGCTGTGGCACTAATCCTGAATCGTATCCTACTGTAGCTTTAACCTGCCATTGTCCACACGATGGTAATTTAACAACACCGTCATAAACGCTATAATTGCCTGAATCCTGGACTACACCCTCTTGATTTTTAACCTCATCAATCGTTATCAAAGGATAAGGGTAAAATATAGCTTTCCATCCAGACATAAAAACAACTTCCTCGCGTCTGTATAACCTTTGCTGAGTGGCGTTTTCCACCATTGCAACACACGATTTTATAAACTGAGTTATAAGCGCATCTTCATCCGGGAAATCTACTTTTAGGTAGTCCTTCGCATCATCTAATGTTATAACATCTAATGGAGTTGCCATTTAGTCCCTGTCAATATTTACGTTACCGCCTGCCTTTAATTCTTGGAACGCTTCCTCTGAAACGGTAATCACTTCGTCTTTTAAACGAACCCCATGTTTACCATGATAATCTCTGGTAAACTTAACCTTTCTTACCTTTGGCGTTTCCTTTTGTTCCGATTGTGGTTGTGTCTGTTTTGCCATTTTCTTTTGCTGTTACACCCACTCTTTGCAGGTAATTTTCTTGCTCTGGTGTTACTTCGACTGTATCGCCTTTCGAACCTAAAACGTGATCCTTTAATAATTTTACTTTTCCCATGACCGTTAATTAAAAAAGCCGACCGGAATACCCGACCGGCTTTTTATAGATATAACCCAAACTGAAATTAAGGAGCTGTAGGATTAGATGAACCTTTGATGAAGAAGTCAGGGCCGTACACTGGTAAAGCAACTGTTTCTTCAATACGAACCGTTACCTGGTTAGTACGAACGTTTGTTCCATCTTGCTCAAAGAACTCAATTCTCATTGCTTCTTGTTGGTAAAGTTCAGCGCCTCTGTCGAAGTCCCCAACAACATAATCATACTGAGTTAGAGCGGTAGGTTTTGCAACCGGAACGCCTAAGATGTACAATGTGCCATTAACGAAACTAACGCCTTGTGGTAAATCATATTCACCTGAGCCTGAAGCTTTATTCAAGAAGAAGCTAAAGTAATCAGAAGGACGCATTAAGATACCTGTTGCAAGGCGTTTGTACGTATCCTCCAACAAAGACATATCTTTAATGATCTTTTCTACCAAAGGAGTAGGACCTGCAGCCTGACCAGCAACAAAGTTTCCAGAGGTCAAGATACCTTTAAGGTTCGGAGTTGTACCGTTACCGTAAAGAATCTGCGCATCTTCAACATCCCAAAGTTTTTCAGGCAAACGCAGGTTTAAGTACGCCATTAATCCCGGGATATTTAACATCGCTTTACGAGACATTAACATCCAGCCAGCGATAGTTTCAAACTTAACGCTTGCTTCTACCAAGTCAAGATCAAACTGCGCCTTAGTAGCTGCCTCTGCAGCCGGTGCTGGTGCGCCTTCGCCTGCCCCATTTTCACGCATGAAATAGAAGTCAGTACCTGGGCCTGCTGGCAGAACGTTTAACAATTGACGTATGTGAGTACGTGTTGACGGGTTCGGAATGATACCGCCCGGTCTTTGGAGACCACCCCACTGAGTAGATCCCGTTACGTTACCTGTCCCGAAAGCACCAACGGCTTTTAAATCAAGTTCTAAATCGAATTTCTTGATCTCGCCACGATTGAATTTCTCAATCTTATCGGTGTTATCTTCAAGGGCTTTGCCTAAAACATCCGCAAATGATTTAGTTTCCAATTCTTTAGCAGAATGGCTTTTAATCTCGGTACGGATATCAGCAGCGAAATTGTCAATCTTTGCTTCCAAATCAGTTTTTAGCGTATCCGATTTAGTTTCCAAACTTGTTAGCTTAGTTTCCAATTCGGTTTTAGCGCCTTTGATTTCATCCGTTGCCACTTCTTTAGCAAGTTCCTTAACCCTCAATTCAGCAGCAGCCTTTGTTTCAAGTCCTGCGCCTCCTTCAGAACCGGCTCCCGCAGTCCGGTATATAAAATTTCTGTTCATGTTAGTTAATTAATAAGTCGAATATGTTTGTTGATTTTATCGGCTCATTTAAAGTGCTAAGATTAGCGGCTTTGAGTGACAGTATAGTTTCGTTTAATATTCCAGCCTTTTCTTCAAGCATTTCAAAACACTCATCTGTAAACGATCCGCTTTTTAGTGCGAGGTTAAGAGTATCGAAATTGTCTGAAAGATCTTGGAGTTCTTTTAGAGATAGAATAGGGGTGTTTGGGTTAGCCGCCCAAAATTGAAGCCCTGAACCTTCACCCATGAAAACCTCTTTAATGTATTTAGCATCGGATTTAACTTCCTGCTTAATCCGTTTGAATCCTACTGAATGTTGATTGATAATACCGCTTTCTACCATTTTCATGTAGTCAGCGCCTTTGCCGTGAGTGCCTATTTTAGCCTCGTAGTAAAGACCTTTATTATCTTCTTTTAACTCAGTAAACACACCAACGGCTTGTTTAGGGTCATGATCTAAAAGGTATTTAATCCTTTTTGTTCCACTCGGTCCATTTTCAGCAATTGTTTTCGAGAAAGCGCCTTTTACGAAAACATCATTCCCCATATCAATAGAGCCGAAACTAGCGAGATAGCCGGTAACTATACCTTTCTTCTCATCTACGTCTGTTATTAACGCCTCGTTGGTTATGCCTTTGTATTCCATCGTTGGGTATAAAAATAAATAGATTGATTTGATTTCTTAGAAAAATCGTTTCATGTAGTTTGTTTATACACTTTATTTGTTTATATTCGTAGCATGACAGAACATGAAGTATTTAAAGAAATAACATCTAAGGAGAAATGGTACGCTGGTTACATTTCACCTCAGTACGCTACAAACATCAAAGGGAAATTCAACAAAGGTGAATTGTCATTTAAAACCCTATCTAGGCTGTTTAACCATTTTGGGTATTACTTAATAGACAAAAGTCCATGGGAGAAGCGATAAGATTACCAATACAAAAGCGTTTTGTATATTCACTTTCAGATCCTGAAACAGGTAATGTTAGATATATAGGCGTTACCGCAGATACACAGAGAAGGTATAAAGACCATTGTGCAAACTTTCCCGAAAAATCGGATAAGTTCAATTGGATTGAAGAATTAAAAAGCAAGGGTTTCCTCCCGGTTATATCTGTAATAGAGGAATGCGATCACTTTAATGCTTCATGGCGTGAATCTTATCATATTATCGAGCATTTAAAAAAAGGATGCAGGCCGAGCGACTATATACCGAAGTACGCCAAAACTAACTCAGATTTTTACACTAAGGAATTTATATAATGGAAGAAATAAGAAGTAATATGCTAGGCATTGGCGATGACCCTAGGCTAAATGATTTTTCAATAGTGAAATCTAACGGGTATTTAATGCTGGCATACAAAGGGGTAGAGATCCCGTTTCAAACGTCTATGACATTAATTGATAATGTGGAGAACCCTAAACAGGTATCAGTTGATATAAATATAAAATGCTTTGTGCATCTTGATAATGTATTGGAAGCTATTGCACCGGAACCAACCTCTGAAAACAACGACAATTAACGCACTGTTTAGCACTCGCATTGATATCGCCAGGTTGTTGCATTTCTTCGCCACCAACTAAATACGGTTGATCTAACGGGATCGGTTCGCGTGTGCCTACTCTAACATGGTCCGGTCTGGTTCTATTGTCTTTGGTGTAAACCCATTTCTTTAGCGTAGTTATCGTTAAACTATCTGAAGCGATCAATAACCCACGATTAGCCGCAGTAGTCGTTTCGGTTCTTGCAATACGTTGCACCCTTACTTTATTGAACGGGTTACTGGGATTGATATCGTTCTTTAATGCGAGAATCATATAGCGTGAAGTCTCGTCCTGAGTTAATCCCTGTTCCTGAGCGGATGCAAGAAGCAGCTGAATTTTATTTAACGTATTCCCGTCTACCTCTGAAATCCTTACGCCTCCCTCGGACAACATAAACTCAATCATTTGTCTGCGCCATTGAGCGGAATAAAATGTAATCCCTGCTTTTACTTCGAGGTTTAACTGATCCTGAACATCTTTATACGTCAATCGTGCGTATTCTACGCCAATGCGAGAATATAAACGGTTATAGTATGGCCTTAGTGGATTGTCTAATATGATTGCTCTGGCAGCTACGGTTAAAGACTGAACCCCATGCTTACGTATTGCTTGAATAAAACCATCGCGCTGTTTATTTAGTCCGGCTCGAATAACACCACGGGCATACTTTTCGCTTGCCCCGTGAAGGGTTAAGAAATTACGCCTGTATTCGATTAGGTTCATAACTCATCGCTTTCATCATTCGTCAATAAATCCGGCTCAGACAACTCATCAATCGCTATCAGATTGCCGGGGATATAAACTTTATCCATTGCAGGGTCTTTAGATACAGGGAATTTCAATGCCTCTAATCTTTGGTTAGGTGTTAGGGCATATTCCTGTGTCATCCATTCCACCATTTCCTTAACGTTTTGTTGCATTTCAGGATATACAGACGTATCGAATACTAATTCTAAATTACGCCCCTCTGCCTTTGCATAAGGCCTTACAAGAAACCTGTTTAACCCATCCATAATTCTACGTCCCAACGGTGCAATGGTGTTATTGATAGCAAACTGAGCGGCCCACCCCATGTTATTGTCGGTGCTGCTTTCCATGTTGTTCATTAACTGCTCTGGCCACCCAAATATGTTACATAGCTTTTTCATATCCCATTTAAGAGTATCAAGAGCCTGCAAGTCTGAAAGATTAAATCCGAATTGTGTCCACTTCAATGAGCCGTTAGCGATTAGGATACGTTCAAAATCTTCCTCCGACAGCATCATTTCCTTAACCTTGTTCTTTAATGCGGCCTGCTGTGTTGGATCCAAATTATATTTGTCCTGCTCATTAGTAAGCGCTCCCGCAGTACCTGCATTTTTCATTTGCCGGTTAACCTGAGCATTTGTAACATTGTTACGTTTTAAACTGCCATTAAACGCTGCTCTTAACGGGGCCTGGCCGTATAGGTCGGCTCCTGAATGGTTATAGTCAAATCCAGGGATTTTAATGTGTAAAATATCCTCTGGTGAGAAGTCGTCCACGTCAGTACCGTATAAACACCTATAACCCTTGATGGGTTTATACCTATCACCCCCCACAATTGTTGTATTCTGCGCAGGCAATGGATACAGACGCACCTTCAAGCCTTTAGATGCTCCGTCAATGCCATAAGTATAGTCATTACCGTTAATTAAGAGGAATACAGCCGTTTTATAAAAGAAGTCGTACTTTGTGTCGTTCGGATTAGGATCGTTCAACACATCAAGTATTTTATGATTCGTTAGCTCTATTCTGTCCCCGTTTGGTAGAACCTCCTGCAAGTAGATTCCCCCCATAGCTAACTTATCAGCTATTTTAGATACTATGGAATAAACATCCTCATTACCCTGAAACCCCCATTTCATATAGTCATTGAGGTTATCCATTGGATTTAGTGCTACACCATTGACATACTGGTAAAACACATCATTATACCTGTTGCTGATATAATTTGCCTGAACTGTCAGCGCCCGGTCTATTTGCTTGCCAGCGATTGCCATTGCAAAGCGGCTCAGTACTCTATCTTTTAGCGACATATTAGAAAGTCCATTGGAATGAAGGATTAAATTCAAACCAGCACCGCATCATAAGCATATCGGAAAAATCGGGCGATCTCCCCAATAGTTCCTTAACCCGGTCTTTTGGCAATATCTGCTTTTTACCGTCTTTGTCCATGTTGTACTGTTTTACTTGCTCAAGCTCCTGGACTATCTCATCCCGGTACTTCTCATCACAAATATATAATTCATTTTTGTTAATTTTTTCGGCTAACTTAAAATAACATTGAGATTTAAGGTTATTATAGTTTTCTTTCTCCCTATTTTCTGGATTTTCAAGCGGTGTTGAGTTATTCACAAATCCTTTACAACTCAATTCGTCTACTACGCCACCACCTACACCGTCTTCATCGACTATTACGTTGCTAATCGGTACATGATATTCCTGACATAACCTTTTAATCATAAATGAAGCCTCTGTAACCTTGTTTTTATCAATGGTTACTATCCGTTCAAGCCTCATACCGTTCCATACACCTATAACAGTTTTATCACGTCCAAATCTTGCTATATCTGCAGATATGAACCATTCTCCACCTGTAACGAAGGCGTTGGTGAAGCAGTCTGTAATTTTGTCTATTGTTATTAGAGCTGACGGGTCATCATCGTATTCGAAATTCCCATATAATAAACGTTCTTTAGTCACCTTATCGGCCCCCATCAAGAAGTCTATGTAATCCTGAGAAACGAAAGGATTATGTGTAGCGAGTGATTTAATGAACGCTCTGCCAGGCTTTAACGTTTCGTTTTTAAATGGTTTTACGAAGTCTGAATAAATCCAATTCTTTGCAGGGTTACAAGTGTAAAGCGCTTTTGGTATAGTTTCCCACCCCTCCCCTGATAGAACAGAAAAACGCCCCTTTAAGACGCTTATAGCTTTTGAATGTATTTGCTGAGCCTCATCTAAGAAGCACCCGGTTAAATCGTAAGATCCCAAACGGTCAAACTCAGGGTCAGATGGTAAATATTTAATTTCCCTGAAGAATATAACAGAGCCGTTATGATATGTTGCTGTATAACTTTGAGCGTTATAGTGGTATTCGTTTTTAACCCCTAACTCTTTTGCTGTTTTAAAGAAAGTTAAAAGGGTTGTATCTTTTAGTTTTGTAAGTTCTTCCCTTGCAACTAACCAAGCAGACCCTGGCTTACTAATAGCTTCCATGTGAACCCATCCGCACCCTAACCAAGACTTACCGCCTCTGGCCCCACCACCGTAAAGAACCTCGTTTGTTTCTTTGTCCCTTAGTTTCCTTAGAGCATCCCTTTGGTTGGCAAATGTCTTAAATTTCGGTTCCATCCACGTCAATAATTCGGAACCCGGTAATCTTTTCGCCTCCGCTGGTATGGTCTATCTCTGCTTTAGGCGCACCGTATGCCGAATCCATAACCGCTTTATACGCTTTATCGTCACCATTGATAGCATTATCAGCCATTACAATAGTCATAATCTCTTCTACTGACATTTTATCGGTAACGTCAGGGAACTTCTCTTTAAGTTTCGCCATACGATCAGGAGGAAGTAATCCGCTCATTTCCAAAACATTACGAGCAATAGTAGAACGATTTTTAGTGCCTGGAATCTTGCCTTCTGGATTACCAGACTGACCAGCCACAAATGGTTTTGCGCCTTCTGGAGTTTCACCTTTTTTAAATGGCATAATATTTCTGCTTTATTTCTGCAATTTTCGTATCAAACCTACCAAAAACTTACCATTTTAGCAAATGCTTATTTAACTCTGTCATAGCATAAATGAATCCATAACAAATAAATATCTACCCGATAAGAGAACTCAATGTGAGCGCAGGCAACAAATGGGGTATAATGAAACCCTAACCCGAATATTCGCCAGGATATTAAGATCCATAAATGATAATTCCGTTTCTTAATGTACTTTGTCATATCTCCCCCGTTGGTTTCGATGGTGTGGTCATAGCTTAAAATCTTGATATATGTCGCAAACTTTTAAATCCGCTTCTGAAAAAGTATAGAAGCCACTTTCTGTCAGTCTTTGGTTTTTTGATCACGGCTTTTTTGTTGGGGGTGGTCATAACTTGATTGTTAAGTCTACTTTAAATATACCATGCCAAAAATTTTGCAACTCATGGAGGCTATCAATTGTGTTCCACCGATGATAGTAGAAATTTAATGAATTACTCATATTGATTCTTATACCTTCTTTTACGAAAGCGCAGAACACCCCCGATCTCGGCTTAGACTTTTCAAATCCGGCATCGATTAGCATTTCTTGAGTCAGTCGAACCGCTTTGACATTCTCAATCGGATAGTAGACATAGGATTTAGTTTCTATACCTATCCTGTCTTCTTTGCCGTAAACGCTTAATACCTGCTCAATACCTTTGTCGGTTTGAACATAGTTTCCGATTCTTAATTCTGTATTTTTCATCTTCTTTCTCTCCCGTCCTTTGCGGTAGTTTTAGGGGTAAGTCTTTTCAGACAATTTTTACAACTAACTAAATCTTCATCGGTACTCATAGATCCTTCAAACCCGTCTATACCACATAGAGTTTTATCATCTCCTTCATCGTATCCAGATTCAGACCAAGTTTCTTGCCTTCCGTAGTGTGTTTTCCGTTTTCATGTTGTTTGCTTTACCCTTTGAGGGGTGTTACTAATGTATTTCAAGCTATATCCCATATCGCCGTTTTCATCCTTCCCGACTTTTGCGCCCATTTTATTGTCCATAAGCCAAGTGTAAAAGACAAACTTTTGTATATCTGTTCTCTCGTCTTTAAAGTCATCAAATAGTAAATGACTGGCTCTGATTTTATCGGTAAGCTCAAAGCATTCTGCAACCGGTCTATATTTTGTTTCCGTTTTCATTCTTCTTCAATTATTTTGGTTAATCTTTTGGTAATTCGGGTAATAGTTGGTAATGAGTAGGCTTTATTCTTGAGTTTGCCTGATCGTCCGCCTCGAAATACATATGTCTTCTTACTCCTGTCGTTATCCATTTATCTGTAGCAAGCATTATGAGTACACCAGCAGGGACATCCATAACGTTGTCTATTTTCACCCACGGATTAAAAGGCTGGCTCCGATAACGTTCCATAGCCTTGACTATGGTTTCTGTTGATCTCTCACTATCTATAGTGGCTTCAAGTACCTCTAATGCCGTGTATCCTGTGATGGGTGGGTGTTGCTGTAGTAAAAGACTAGCGATAGCCTTAGCTTTCATAACCTCGTCTTCCATCTGGTCGCCACCGTGATATGATTGCTGGTTAAGATCAAATATCTGTTGCCATAACTCCGGCTCATTTTCGCTTTTACGCTGAGGGGTGGGTTCGGGATTCTCTAACGGCGGTATCTCATTCATTGAATATTCTTCTGTGAGGTGGGGTGAAATGCCGCCACAGTCAGCACACTTGCCGTCATGGAATACAAAGCATCCGCATTGACATTTTTGAATTGACTTTTCCATTACCAATCTTCATTCTCTGGTAAATTCCTGTATTCTTCTTCGGTCATAAGAACCGGAGTTATTGTGTAGTAAACTTGTTCTACATCATTGGGGTCAATGTCGCCTACATCCATTGAGATCATATCTCTAATGGTGTTTAAATCCTGAACAATGACATACCCTTTACCATCGTTCGACTCTAGTTTATAATAAATTTCTTTTTCCATGTTGTTGTTGTTAGTGAACTTTTTGCCCGTTAATTGAGATAGAGCCGTTTTTGTCTAGTTGTTGGTTCATGGGTTATCGGTTTCTATGGTCATTCAGTCTGTCGATCTCCGCAGCGATTAAAGCCCCAGCAACTGCCAGCCGTTCGACATAAGGCTTGTTCAGCATTTTTATACAATCCTCGTCAGGCCAGTTTTCGGGGTAACTATTTCGGTCTATCCCCTCTTCATGCTCTGAGGCGATAAGCATTTCCGCTGCAACTGCAAGTTGACCGTCGGAATAATACTGCGGATTTTCATGTACAAAATTTGGGTCATAGCCGTGTTTCAATATTTGTTCGGCTCTTTCCATTTCGATTAGTTGGATTCCTGTTTTCATAGCTTATCGTTTTTTACGTTTCTTCTTCTTAGGTGTGAATTTAGACCCTCGCTTAGTTGATGCGTTTGGATTGTAAATAAAATCATCACTTCGATAATTTTTGATCAATAAAGCTTCAGACTTTGCCAGAATATTTTGCTTAGCCTGTTCTAAAGAAGATTCACTGTCAATAATTGTAATACCTCTATCGAATTCAAGGGTATGAAGTGCAAGAGCATGTATTATTCCCCTTCTGTCCATATCATTTATTTGTTTTGGTGGTGTGCCTCGACTTCCATACATTGAAACAAGTTTTACAAATATCTACTTCGCTTTTCTCTAGGTGCTCGATTGGGTTAAAACCCATGTTGTATATTCCCGGGTAACGCTTATCAACTCCGCAAAATATTGTATCATCTTCATCGTAACCTAAATGATTGGTTACAATATCCTCATCAACAGGTTTTGACCAATGTGCTTTTTGATATGCGTATATCAGCCTATTCCCTTCCTCTGTTTCAATTTGTTTCATGGTTGCAGGGGTTTAATCTGTCCAGTCGATTTTCTGATTGCACAAATGGCAATCTCCGGTATATGAAAGCTGAGTGCCACATCTTTTATTTGGGCAGAAGAATGTATACCAGTTTTCTCTACCGAATACTTTTCCGTTATTCACCCTAACTACTTTTAGTTGGGTCAACTCCTGCGCTTTCAGTTCTTTGGTCATGGGGTTTCCTGTTTAATCTGTACAATTGCATGTTTCATATCGTGACATTTCGGATACTTGCTCTTCCGTAAACTCCATCTGTTCTATTTGAGATAAAGTAGCGGATATGTTCCACCTGCTGCCGGTTATCTCTTCCAT